ATATGTTTGAGATGCCTGATGATGCATCATTTGAAATGCTTTATGGAAACCTTAAGACTCAAGGTACTATCAGTTTTTGGAGTACTTCTTTTATTCGGGGAACTACTCTGGATAATGCAATCATTATTGTTGATGAATTCCAGAATCTAAACTTCCATGAACTAGATTCAATTATTACTCGTGTTGGTGAGAATAGTAAGATTATGTTCTGTGGTGATGCTACTCAGAGTGATTTGATTAAGACGAATGAAAAGAATGGTATCATTGACTTTATGAAGATTCTTCGTGCCATGTCTTCAATGGATATCATTGAATTTGGTGTTGATGATATTGTCCGTTCTGGATTTGTAAAAGAGTATATCCTAGCAAAAATGCAAACTATTGTATGATTTTTGAACATGTAGAATTGGATCTACCAGTTCTTGAAAGGGAACTGATAGACAATGTGAGATACTATAAGTTACCCTCAGGTAATAAAAAGTTAGTATCAATCACTTCAGTAATTAGTCATTATAAGAAAGATTTCTTTAATGCGTGGAGAAAGAGAGTAGGAGTAGAAGAGGCAGATAAGATTACTAAGAGAGCAACAAGTCGGGGAACCGATATGCATACTCTTGTTGAATATCATTTATTGAACAAAGAACTTCCTTCAGTCCAACCAATTTCGGAGCATCTCTTTAAGATTGCTAAACCGACATTAGAGCGCATAAATAATATCTATGCGCTTGAAGGTGCGTTGTACAGCGAAGTTCTTGGTATTGCAGGTACTTGTGACTGTATAGCAGAATTTGATGGTGAACTTTCAATCATCGATTTTAAGTCATCAAAACAACCAAAACCAAGAGATTGGATTGATGGATATTTTGTTCAGTGTGCAGCATATGCAGCAATGCTCTATGAACTCACTGGACTAGTAGTTAAAAAGTTTGTAATTATTATGTCCTGCGAAGACGGGGATTGTGTGGTTTACGAAGAACGGGATAAGAAAAAATATCTAAAATTGCTTACAGAATATATTAGAAAGTTTGTTAATGATAAGTTAAACGAATTGACTGAATAAGAAAATGCTGATATACTCAGTATAAGTTTACGTTTAAAATTTTGCATATAACAGTTTTAGGTCAAATGGAAAATGAATTAGAAAAAGTTTTAGAAAGTAAATTCTTCTGTCCATCAAAGTTCGCACAAGAGATTGAAGGGCTTGTTCAGATTAATCCTGAAATGAATTACATTGATGCCATCATTTATTTCTGCGAACAAAATGGTATTGATTTAGAGTCAGTTCCGAAACTAATTTCTAAACCATTGAAAGAAAAGATTAAATATGAAGCAATGGAACTAAACTTCCTGAAGAAAACATCCCGTGCAAAGTTAGTATTTTGAATGGCACCATTTGATTGTTATAAAACTTATTTGGCATTAAAGAATCATTTTACTAAAAGTTCATACGATTATCATAAGTACAACAAAAAGACGAGAGCAAGTCTTCAATCTTTCTATAAACGTAAAGACAGGTTCTGGTTTGAGAAGTTGTCCAGGCAAAAAGATGAGAAAGAAGTTGAAGACTTTTTTGTAGCAAATTTTGTCTCTTGTAATGACCCAGAAACACTTTGGATTGGTGAGATTATAAAAGAAGGGGAGGATAGGTACACTCAGTGGCAGAAGAAAGTACAATCTCTTTCCTATGTTTTCAAAGAAGAATCCGAAAGTCTATTCGAAGAGAATAAGTTTGAAGATGTTTTTAACTGCTCTAAGGGACATCCACCTCTTCTAAAAAAATTCCTTATCGGTAAAATTAGTATAGAAACCCTAGTCATTTACAATAAGATATTCCTGTTCGGGAATAAGTTTGATAAGAAACTTAAAGACCCTGTATGGGAAACCGTAAGTCGCAGAATTAAGAAATACGAACCTTTCCTACATATAGATGTACTGCGTTATCGCAAAATTTTAAAACAATTAGTTCTAGGAGAGCAATGAGTTTTTTTGATTCTGATGTCGTCCGCGCTGAGATGACAGAAATCTCTGAGTTGCAGGAAGAAGTTTATTCAAACGTCTTTAAGTTTCCTGCTATGTCTAGAGAAGAAAAACTTGAGCACGTAAAACTTTTGGAAAGATTGTTGGATAAACAAAAAGTTCTTTATACTAGAATGAGTTTATCTGATGACTCTGAAGCAAAAGAAATGAAAGAACGTATTGTTGATGCTGCTATTGTAATGGGTATGCCCCCTGGAACTGATATGAACATCATCTTAAACAATATGTCTAAGATGCTTGAAGTTATGAAAGAACAGATTGACAAGACAGGTTCAGACCTGTAGAATAACGAAGTACACAAAGGCCAAATCCTATTCAATACGAGGTACAAATGTCATTTCAAAACCTTAAAAAGCAATCCTCTCTTGGTTCCCTGACTGAAAAACTAGTAAAGCAAGTAGAGAAGATGAGCACTACTTCTGGTGGTGCTGATGAGCGTCTATGGAAACCAGAGATGGATAAGACTGGTGTGGGTTCCGCAGTTATCCGTTTTCTTCCCGCACCTGATGGGGAAGATGTGCCCTGGGCAAAGATGTATACTCACGCATTCCAAGGTGCTGGTGGTTGGTATATCGAAAATAGTCTGACTACCCTTGGACAAAAGGACCCAGTGAGCGAATTCAATCGTGGTCTGTGGAACAGTGGTAGCGAGCAAGATAAGGAAACTGTACGTAAGCAAAAGCGCAAACTGTCTTACTATTCCAATATCTACGTTGTAAAAGATCCTGCGAATCCTCAGAACGAAGGTAAAGTATTTCTCTTTAAGTATGGTAAGAAGATCTTTGATAAGATCCTGAATGCTATGCAACCTGAGTTTGATGATGAAGATCCGATCAATCCTTTTGATTTCTGGCAGGGTGCTAACTTCAAACTTAAGATTGTAAAGAAGGATGGTTACTGGAACTATGATAAGTCAGAGTTTGACCGAGTTGCACCACTCCTGGATGATGATGATGCTCTTGAAGCCATCTGGAAGAAAGAGTATTCTCTAGCAGCAATCACAGCAGCAGATCAGTTCAAGTCATATGAAGACCTAGAGCGTCGTATGAACTATGTTCTAGGACTTAGTAAGACTTCATCTCCTGTCCAGTCTCGTGCTGTAGTGCAGCAAGAAGATGAACTAGAATCCTACACGCAAACTTCAAGTCGTGAAGAGCGAGTAATGGAAGAACTGGAAGAGTCTTATAGTCGTGCTAAGTCACCTTCACTTCCTAAGATTTCTCAGGATGATGATGACGATGAAGCCGACGACGCTTTGCAATATTTTCAGAGGTTGGCGGAATAATTCGCTAAATATCTACGCCTTAACTGACTAGCATCTTTAAGGTTGGAGGAGAGCAATCTCCTCCTTTTTATTATAAATACTATTGCTAGTCGGTTTTAAGAGCAGTTATGGAATTAAGAGAGTATCACTATGTCTATTATTCCTATGAGGAATATGGTAGAGGATATTTTGGATCAAGGAGTTGTAGGTGTCTCCCTGAAGAAGATATAAAGTATTTTGGTTCCTTTAAAGATAAAACCTTTAAACCATCTCTAAAGATAATCCTTAAAGATAATTATGCTACAAGAGAAGAAGCATATGCCGATGAGATTATTCTACAAGAGTATTATAAGGTAGTTGAAAATCCACATTTTGCTAATAGAGCATATCAAACTTCTACTGGATTTTCTAGAAAAGGATCTGTACCTTGGAATAAGGGTATTCCTAGAGATCCTGAAATAATAAAGAAGATGAGTAATGCTAGACTAGGAAAACCTCCCCATAATAAGGGAAAGAAAATGTCTGAGGATCAAAGAAAAAAATTAAGTGACTCTTGCAGAGGAAGAAAAGTATCAGAGAAAACTAAAGAAAAAATAAGTAAAGCATTTAAAGGAAGGGTTTTATCTGAGGAGCATAAAAAGAAGATAGGAGAATCAAATAAGGGAAAACCAAGACAAACTAAAGAAGGTTTAGAAAGACTTAGAAAATTACAAGAAGAAAGAAAAGGGAAACCAAGAAAACCCCATTCCTTAGAATCTAGAATTAAAATAAGTGAATCTACAAAAGGAAGAACTCCTTGGAACAAAGGAAAACCTGCGCCAGAAATTTCAGGAGAAAAAAATCCAAGGGCAAAAAGAATTGAATTTGAAGGTATTGTTTATGGATGCATTAAAGATGCTTCAGAAAAAACTGGAAGATCTAGGCAATATATTAAAAAATATGCAGTTTATCTTTAGATGAATAGGCGTATATTATCTCCTCTCTTCAAGGTAGCACTCACAAACTGGGTGCTACCATTTTTGTAATTCATAATATCATCAAGGTCATTGTAGAATACATTTAGATATCTTGGTTTTAGGATATAAATGTTTCTCTTATCATCTTCAATCCTGGATTCATACTGATAGTTTGTAATAGGATTTACAAAGTCCGAAGATGGAATGAGAGCAGTGTTACCTAGTCCAGGGTCCCAGAACTCGTAGTAATAAGAGTTACCGCGAGTTTCTGATGTCTCTGGAAGTACATAACTAATCAGTTC